GCCGCTTTAAATACTCTTATTCAAGGAGCCGGGGCCGTGGTTTGTAAGCAGTGGCTTGTCGAAATGGACAAGAGAATACAAAGGTCTGGACTAGATGCCCAACTGGTAGCTTCAGTACATGACGAATATCAGTTCGAGGTAGCCAAGCCTGACGTTGAAAGCTTCGGTAAGATAACAAAGGAAGCTATCCATTCTACACAGGAGATACTAAACTTTAAATGTGATCTTGATTCCAGCTTTAAGGTTGGGAACAATTGGTCAGAGACACACTGATGGAAAATCAAGGAGAGCTATTCTCAGATTTCAAATCTATTGACAAATCCAAAGGAACAAAGATATGTATTAAGTGCGGAGAAGAAAAATCTAGCGAGGATTTTGTATTACTCTATGCGATGTCTGTGGCGGGGAAGCCACAGCACTCCAGAGTATGTTTAAGATGTGAAGCTACAAGAAAACGCCAAGTTCGTTCCTTGAGAGCAACTTCGTCTTATCCCCCTGAGGGTTATGTATGTCCTATCTGCCTTAAAACTCCTGAGGAAATCATTCCCCAGACAAATGGAACAACAACTCCATTTGTACTAGATCACAACCATGATACAGGAAATTTCAAGGGATGGATCTGTGGGAAATGTAATTCCGCCTTGGGGTTCTTTGAGGATAACATCAATCATGTAAGAAGAGCTTTAAAATATTTGGAAGAATGTGAAGAAAGTAGTTGACTCTTGAATACGGGTGTGGTATAATTCACTCGTTGCGTAGTTGGTAGTACCTAATCAAGCTCTGTAGTAGTACGAAGTAGTACTACAGAGCGTAGATTAGTCTTGGGGAATGATCCCCACTCATGGCTGCAATGGTGCAGTATTTAAAAGGAGAACAGAATGAACGATCCGATTTACATTTCTGGCAAATGCCACTATGCCTCAATCATCGAGCCGAATACCAAGTTCGATCCGGTTTGGTCTATACAAGTTGAGGTTACTGATGACAATCGATCTGTCATCGAGGGAGCTGGCCTTCCTATTAATAACAAGGATGACGACCGGGGTGACTTTGTTACTATCAAGCGTAAAGTATTGCGTCCTGATGGTAGCCAACGTGCCGCTCCCTTTGTGAAAGATTCGCAGAACAATCCTTGGAATGGTAAACTGATTGCTAATGGTAGCACGGTAAATGTTAAGGCCACTCCTTACGAGTGGAACTATGCTGGTAAATCAGGAGTATCTGCTGACTTGGCAGCAGTGCAGGTGGTGGACTTCATCGAGTACACCAGAGAGGACCAAGACTTTGAACCAGTAGAAGGAGGCTACGTGCAGGAAGACAACGTCCCCTTTTAATAACCAGAAAGGAGAGAGGGTGTCACCTTGTTTTGAATGAGGGCAGTGTGACACCCTTTCTATCTCACATGAAACAGGTAGAAACATTAGTTGAAGATATCTATAATCTATTTACCCTTGATCCTATTGAGATGGATGAAGAGGAGGTAGATAAACATATAGATAATTTTGGTAACATGCTCAAGACACACATCAAGGAGTTTCTCTACGAGAAGCCCAAGGATCGTGCCAACCTACGATTATCTGCCATTGGCAAACCAAACCGACAACTCTGGTACGATCTTAATAAACCTCTAAGAGACGTACAACTTCAACCCTCCACCCGTATAAAGTTTTTATACGGATATATCTTGGAAGAGCTGTTGCTTCTTTGTGCCTCTATCTCAGGCCATACAATAACAGATCAACAAAGAGAAGTAGAAGTCGAAGGAGTGAGTGGTCACCAAGATGCCATGATCGATGGGGTTCTGGTTGATTGTAAATCTGCAAGTGGTCCGGGCTTTGATAAGTTTCGATATCACAAGCTTGCAGAAGATGATCCTTTCGGATACATTGCTCAGATATCAGCTTACGCTCATGCCAATGGAGTTGACCGGGCTGCATTCCTTGTTATTAATAAATCAACAGGAGAAATATGTTTAACTCCTGTACATCAGATGGATATGATCAATGCTAAACAAAGGGTTTCGTACCTTAAAGGAATGGTTACAGACAGCAGGGTACCTGATCGGTGTTATGATGCTGTGCCTGATGGGAAGTCTGGCAATCATAAGCTTGCTGTTGGTTGTGTTTATTGTGGGCATAAGAGAGAATGCTGGCAGGATGCTAACCAAGGTCAAGGTCTTCGTGTGTTCCGGTATGCACGAGGTAAAAGATTTCTCACACAAGTTACCAAAGATCCTGATGTTGAAGAAGTAGTGAATTGGTAATGCATTGGGAGTATCATCAGAAACTCGACACCAAAACTAATTTTGGGTTTGTCTATCTGATAACCAGAAAGGAAACCAAGAAGGCTTACATAGGATGCAAGCAATACTTTGTTAAGAAAAATAAAAAGAAGGTCGAGTCCAACTGGAGAATCTATACCGGATCAAATAAGACTCTTAATGAGGAGATCGAGAAGCTGGGAAAGAAACACTTCCGGTTTCAGATCATCGGAGAGTATAAAAATAAACGGAGCTTACGATACTACGAGTGTTATTATCAAATGATCAATCATGTCTTAACTGCAAAGCTAGAGGGAACAGATGAAGCTGCGTACTATAATAATTATATAGGCGGAAAGTTTTCCAGACCTGTTCAAGAGCCAGTTGAATCTTGATGTAGACTTTGAGTCTCTCTACGATACAGCCCAGAAAGACCCTATCAAGAGTCTTCATCTGGCTGTGATCTTTCAGGCTATCCTAGATCTTACAAAGCCTGAGGATCTCTACGAGAGAAGTAGTATAAAGATACATAGAGATCAAGCTCACGGCTGGATCTTTTCTTATGTTGGGGTTACTTGTGATAACTTTGAGGATACCTGTCTACTCGCAGGACTTCAACCAGCAATGGTTCGTACGTTCACCTTCAATGCAATCAAATCAGGAGATATCAATGACATCCGCCGAAAAATCAACAACCTCTTGTGAGACAGGATCTCACTACGAGGGAGACTTTTCGCCCTTTCCAAAAGATTCCTATCATCTTCAAACCCGACTGGAGGAACAGGAAGCGTTTCTGATGGACAAGCTTAAAGAAAATTACTCAATCTGGTGTCCAGAATGTGGTAAGGAAATCACGGTAACACACTTTGATTGGACCGCCTTAAAATGTATACATTGTGGAGGTGAGGTAGAAAAAGATAACTGGAATAGAGAAGGAACTTATGACTACTACCTTCGCCGAATGAAAGAAGATAATGCCCTGAAGAAACAAGTGGGTGGACAACACTATAAAGATTGTGGTATCCAACCTGTTGAGTATATCTTTCAAAACGACCTTGACTATTTTGAAGGTAACGTGGTAAAATATATAACTCGACATAGGAAAAAGGGAGAAGGAAAGAAAGATGTAGAGAAAGCTATTCACTACGCCCAGCTAATCCTTGAACTCTTCTATAACAAATAGGTCATCCAATGTTCAAATCAAACCGCAATCCACAATTCCGATCCAAGTTCAGTGAGGATATCTTTAACACAAAGTATTCTCACGAGGGAGCGGAAACATTCCACGAGTTATCGTGTACATTAGTTAATGATGTCTGTCAGGATCAGCTTACCGCTGATGAGAAGGAACAACTGATAGATCATATCTCCAACCTTCGCTTCATTCCCGGAGGTAGATATCTCTACTATGCTGGGCGTGATAAGAAGTTTTTCAATAATTGCTATCTCCTTAAGGCAGAGGAAGATAACCGGGAAGACTGGGCCAAGATCAGTTGGGAAGCTGAGTCTTGTTTGATGACAGGAGGAGGCATAGGAGTAGACTACTCTGTGTATAGACAAGAGGGACAGATTCTAAAGGGAACAGGTGGTATTAGTAGTGGCCCCATCCCGAAGATGCAAATGATAAACGAGATAGGCCGACACGTAATGCAGGGTGGTTCCAGAAGGTCAGCAATCTATGCCAGCCTGAACTGGAAACATGCAGACATAGATCAATTTCTGGTGTCGAAAAACTGGCACGATATGCCGGTGGGAAATACAGGACAGACAATCTTTGATGTGAAG